AGCGGTATGAGGAGGACGACCTGGATGCCTTGGGCTGTCTGGCCATGGTGATCCTGGTTGTCTTGGTTTTGGTTTTCGCGGCCTTGTTGGCTGTGGTTTTATGGCTGGGGTGAATATGAAGCGATTGTTGGTTTTGTTGGCCTTCGGGCCGCTGTTCGGGTCCCCGGTCCGGGCGGAGTTTTATACGGGAAACGAGCTTTTGCAGCGGATGCAGTCGGACAGCGTGATTGAGAAGTCCGTGGCGCTCGGTTTTGTAGCCGGGGTGGCCGACACGATGGAGGGGATCCTGATCTGTTCGCCGGACTATGCAACCACGGGTCAGGCGCGGGACGTGGTCCTCCGTCATCTGTTGCTCAATCCTCAGTCGCGGCACAAGACGGCTGCGGCTTTGGCTGTGGATGCTTTGAGTGCGGCGTGGCCGTGCAAGCGGGCAAAGTGATTGGAGCCAAAAATGTTTTTTAAGACTTACATGGGCGACTGTTTGGTTGAGGTCGAGGCCAAGATCAGCAGGAACTACCGAGCCAAGATCATCAGCATGACCATAAACGGTTTGGAGTTTGATATCGACGATCTGAATGCCAAGGCGCTGGCGAAGCTGGAAGACGAGGCCGATGAGAAGGCGATGGAGGGGGAGGAATGAGCCTACGAGAAGCAGCGCAGCAGGCGCTTGATACGTTGGAAGACCCGTGGAAGGTTTGCCCTGAGGGTGTAGCAGACGCAATCATCGCCCTGCGCACCGCGCTTGCCATCCCCGGCAACGACTACGAGCGGGGCTTTGTGGATGGCATGTCCCATCAGGCCCAGTCCAGTGTGGACAGGGCTGTAAATGCGATGGCACGCAAGCCCTTGTCAGACGAAAAGGTTTGGGACATTTATTACGAAATGATCCAGGACGACCGTTTAAGTTTTGCCCGCGCCATCGAACGCGCACACGGGATTGGGGGTGAAGCATGAGCGAGATCAAGGACGGTGGGGCAGCGTTTCCGCTGATGCGTTCAATCAACGGCAGCGACGGTATGACCCTGCGCGACTACTTCGCAGCACAAGCATTGGCCGGAATTTGCGCCAATCAAGACAACCGCGTGTATGGAAACTCAATGGAGTTTGCTAGAGCGGCCTATAGGCTTGCCGACGCCATGCTCAAGGCAAGGGGTCAGGAATGAACTGCGAAATTTCTCCGGGGTTCCTGTTTGGAACCATCATCAGCATCATCATCGGCAGCGCCATCGGCGGCGTCATCTGGGGCTTCTTTGAAGCATGGTGGAAGGACAGACATGGATCGTGACACCATCATCCGACTGGCGCGGGAGGCTGGGCTTCTGCCTCATCCAGAAAACATCGTCTACCAAGACCCAATGTTTGAAGGTCGCATCAAAACCTTCGCTGCCCTTGTTGCCGTTGCCGAGCGGAAAGCCGCATGGGAAGCCGTCAATGCTTTGATCATCCCCGGCGACATAGGCGGCGACGGTGTAGACCCCACAGCGCAGCGCAACGGCATAGTTTTGGCCGCCAATGCACTCATGAGCCGTATCGACGCCATCAGAGCAGGGGGGAAGGAATGACACCAGACGAGATCATTGAACTGGCGCGGAAGGCGGGGTTTACCGACGGTATGGTAGGCATCGTGGGGGCTGAAGGTTTTGCCAACTTCGCCCGCCTCGTTGCCGCTGCCGAGCGTGAGCGCAACGACGCCTACATCAAGTCATTGCATGAATCAGTGTCATGGCAAGCGGAACGGGTTATCGCCTGCCTCAAAGCGTTGGAGAAGGCGGTGCTGGCCGAACGCGAGGCCTGCGCGAAGGTGTGTGATGAAGTTGGTGAACGTAGGCAGCACCTGATGCACAAGCACACCAGCAGTGAATGCGCCGCCGCCATCAGAGCAAGGGGCCAGGAATGACCAACATTAAAGCACTGCCCGGTGCCGTGGTGCCAACCAGCGAGCCCAACGAAGACCTGATACATGCCATCAAAGGAATGCTGGCGGATGCGGAGTCCGGCCTGTTGCAGTCGCTGTACGCCACTGGGTTTCGCGCTGATGGGCTGCGCATGTCTTGCATGTTCCCGCATAACAACGTGTACGAAGTTGTCGGGGCCATCGAATGGCTGAAGCACCAGTACATCGATCAAATGACGGAGCCACTATGAGCGGCGACCACAACGCAAACCAAAAGCCCAAGTCTTTCTTGGACTTCGACATCCTGATGTACCGCCCACCGATCAAGAAGGTCCGCGGCGCGCGGGCCCGGCGCCGTGCTCTGAATCGCCGCGCTAACGCGACATTTTTGAAACTGCTAAAGGAGTTCCAATGAAACACGCTGAACTAGCCCGCCACCTTAACAGTGCCATGCACGAGTTCTGTGAGGAGCACACTGACACAACGCCGGAGGACATCCTCACGGCGCTGACCCTATCCCTGGCCATCCGCTGCCGCATGTACGGCATCGAGGTCGAGGACGTCAAGGCCAACCTCGATGAGGTCTTCAAATTCACCACCCCTTGCGAAGATGAAACACATTGAACTACTCCAACGCTGCCACGATGTTCTGCGTGGCGCGGTGATCCACACGCCCAGCGGCGTGCTCAAGCCCGCGGCCGATGAGCTGGCCAAGGCAATCAACGATTACCTGAACGAGGAACGCACCCACTCTCCGCGATGCTGGGCCCGGGACGCGGACCATTACGAGTGTGCCTACAGGCACATCAAGAAACTGGAGGCGCAGCTTGCTGAACTCAACGATTAAGCGAGGCAAGACCACCATCAAGGTCAACGCCATGGCCTATGCGCACATGGTGGAGTTGATGCTGGACGGCACGCATTCCTGCCAGGAGCTGGCGCGGGCCACGGGCCTTCATTACGTGACCGTGCTGGACTACACCCGTGCGATGCACAGGGCTGGTGCTGCTCATATCTGTGCCTGGGAGAAGGACAAGCGTGGGCGGGACTTGATCAAGGTCTACCGGATTGGCAGAGGCCGTGATGTGAAGAGGCAGAAGTTGAGTGCTCGAGAGCGGTCAGCTAGGTACCGTGAGAAGATCAGACATCGAGAGTTGATGGAGAAGATATGCAGTGCCCCGAGTGCGGTTGCCCAACCCGCGTTGTTGAAACAAGACGAGCTGCAAGCGGCGTAAAAAGAAGGAGATACGAATGCCACAACCTCCATAGATTTACGACGCTAGAGCAAATCACCAATCGATCCCCGGTCCGCGGTCCAGTCATCAAGCCCGCTGTCCCGGAGGTTCGCAGTCCGTGGAGCTCACTCCACGCAGCATTTTTTAAGGAATCAGATCATGAGAAAGATGTCGCCTAAAACCAAGATGTTCTTGTCGGCGCTGAAGGATCCGCAGAACGCGGGTGTCTCAACCCATACCCTGGCCAAGCGGTACAAGATCGCTGCGGGCTATGCCTATAAGTTGGCAGCCAAGCATGCGGGCCGCACGCCTGTCAAGAAGGTCAAGAATGACAACGTCGAGCACCTGAAGAAGGCGCTGCAGCAGAAGATGCTGAAGGTGATCCCGATGCTGGAGACGATCTCGATTGATGCCCCGCTCGAGCCGGTTTCCGCGGCCAATGCGATCCAGGTTGGGGGTGGTCATTACCAGAGCAAGGCAATCCAGCCCTGGGACTACATCGTCAGCAACCGCCTGGGCTACCTCGAGGGCAATGTCGTCAAGTACGTCAGCCGCTGGCAAGACAAGGGTGGGCGCCAGGACCTGGAGAAGGCCCGGCACTACCTGGACAAGCTGCTTGAGGTGACCGCCTGATGAGCCCGTTGATCCGCGAATATGCCGGCTACGTTCCGTTTAGCCCGGTGGATTATGTGTGGATCGACTTTGCAAGTGCGCCAGTTCCTACGCGGGAAGAGGGAGAAGAAATCACCGCTAGGCTGCGCGCCTTGCCTTACGGCCGCACCACACCCATCAAAGATTGGCCACTGCCATTTGAGCGGATGTGTTTGCTGCTCCCGACCCGCGTTGAGGGAACCAATGACAAGGCTCAGGTGGTCATGGTAATCACGCTGGACCGGTTGGACAATGAGAAGCTCTTTTTCCAGTTCTGGACCAATGCGGACAAGGAGCATGGCAGCATCGTCATCCAAGCTGAAAACGTTTTGGACCACGATGACACTCGGATTTGGATCAGCCCTGCTTACTTAAAAGAAGTCAAGAAGACGGAGCAAGAAGCGGCTAAGCATGGGTCCGAGATCTTCAAGACCGCCTGGAGAAGGCTGATGGCCATGGTGTGTCTGGGTGCCCCAGCAGCGGGCATAGGCCGTTGCACAGGAAATGCTTCTATCAACGCCAAGCGCATCAGGAAGGGCAAGCGCCCGTTCTTTGAATGGACGACGGTGGAAGTCAAGCCCCGGGCCGCGGTCAGTGAGTCTGCAGGCGGGACGCACGCCAGCCCGAAGCCGCATCTGCGCCGTGGACATGTACGCCGGTACAAGTCAGGCAAGGTGGTGGCGATCAAGAGCCAGATCGTCAACAAGCACAAGATGCCTGAGGAGGGGTTCATCTTCCACGATTACGTGGTCGAGAACCCGGTGGTCCACTGATTACTTTGCTTCTCCCCAGTTCGGTCCGACTTCCACATCGCACCGGCTGGGGACTTCCAACTTCACACAGTTGGCCATGATCTCCGCAGCCGCTTGAGCATGCTCGCGGTTGTCTGCACTGATCACCACCTCATCGTGCACCTGCAGCAGCAGGGTGAAACCGGCCTTGGCCAGGGCCACCATTCCGGCTTTGGTCTGATCAGCGGCTGAGCCCTGGATGAGACGGTTCAGGCCTTTGTAGGTGCCTGCACGCTTGATGCGTACGCCGTACTCGATCACCGCCTGCTCGCGCGGCAGCGCCTTGTTGACGCCCCATTCCATGGGCTCCCACAGCGGGAAACGGCACTTGCGCCCCAGCAGCGTGCGGATGGATCCGGCGGCCGCGGGGTGTTCAATCCGCTTCATCACCGCGTTGACCGTTCCGCGCAGGAAGGGGACCTTCAGGTGGAACTTGTCGATCAGCTCGCTGGCCTCGGACACGTCCAGGTCGAGCTGGGCGGCGAGCTTGTTCTTGCCCATGCCGTACATCAGCCCCAGGCCGATGGTCTTGGCGGCCTTGCGTTTAATGCCGGCCATGTCGGCCACCATCTGGTGGAAGTCGGTGTTGGGATCGCTGCAGTAGGCGTCCACCATCCGGTCGGCGCCGGGGAGCTCCAGCAGACTGGCGTAGTGCACCAGCAGGCGCGGCTCTTGGGAAGAGAAGTCGATGGATGCCCACTGCTGCCCTTCCTCGGGCAGGAACAGGCCGCGGACCATGGGCCCGATGATCTCGTGCCGGGCGGGCACCTGCTGCAGGTTGGGGTTGGCCGCGGACAGCCGTCCAGTCACCGTGCCGCCATCGTCTGAGCGCAGTTGGTTGAAGTGGCAGTGAATGCGGCCGGTGGCTTGACTGAAGTTGAGATAGGGCTGCAGGAATGTGCTGTGCGTCTTGTTGGTTTCCCGGGCCTCTACGATGAGTTTGGCTATTGGGTGGCTGCAGCTATCCAGAAAGCTCTTGGTAAAGCTGGGAAGGCCGTTTTCGGTCTTGCTGTAGGGAATGGACAGCTTGTCGAAGGCCAGAGCGATGCTTTTGGCCGCCCAGATGTCCACGCTGGTGCCTGCAAGATTCTTTATGTCGGCGTAAAGTTTTTTCTCCTGGGCTTGAAGCTGATCAATCAGGCGCTCGCACTTGGGGCGATCAAAGCGCACGCCGCGCAGCGTCATGTCGATGAGCACGGGCAGGACGTTGGACTCGAGCTCGAAGATGGATTCGACTTCTTCCTGGCGCAGTTTGGTGCGCAGGTTCTGCCAGAGCTTGAGGGTCAGCGCGGCATCCTGCTCGGCGTACTCGCCGACGTACATGGCCGGGAGCTTCCAGAGCTCCTTCTTGGGGTGCACGCCGAAGTCGGCTGCGGCTTGCTTCAGGCCCTGCTCGGACTTGACTTCCTTGAGGTAGTCAAAGCCTAGCGCGTTGAGGCTGTAGCTGAATCGATTCTCGTCGATGAGAGGAGCGGCCAGCATGGTGTCGAT